GAACAACGGCCGTATTTAGCGCCCCGATGTTACGGCCATCCGTGCCGGTCGTGAAAGCGCTTCTGATTTGTGCCCGCTGGGTGGAGAATTGCGGATCGTATTGGGTTACGCCCTCGGATACAATCTTGCCCTGTCCCGTAGCCGCTGCGCGTCCGGTCGGAATCGGCTCGCGGCCTTCCGCAATAGCTTTTATCTTGTTTTGCAAGCCAATCGGCAGAGTGGCGAGGAATGCGTCGCCGGTCAGATTTGATCCCTGGAGCGGTTTGTTGTCAGTCCCGAGCCCAGCGGCGTATTGCGCCACGCCGAGACGGGCGCGGGAAATCCCTAGTTCCGAGTTTTGAATGCCGATGCGCTGCGCACCCTGTTTTAATTGCGCGCCCTGGAAGATTGACAGGGGAGTCGTGCCAGTTGTCTCCTGTGTCAGCTTGGTATTTGTAAGGCCCTGATTGGCTACTTCGCCGGGTAACAGGGCGTTGGTCTTATTGGTGGTCGCTGTGAAATTATTCGCTTGCGCGGTGTTCTTCAGCGATTCCTGCGCCTTAGGCGAAGCCGCGATAAGCGGCTCGACCAACCCCTTTACGTTATCCGGGGTTGGGTTGGCCTGAATCTTCTGGGTGATGTCAAGCGCCGCTTGCTGGTCAATCGACTTATGCGCGAGCGCAAAGGCAACCGCCGCTACCGCCGCTTGCGGGTCGTAATTCGCCGCCTTGACGGATAGACCCAGACTGCCGAGCGCATCGGTTTGCAGTCCCGCTATTTTCTGCTGGCCCTCGGCTACGTCATTCTTGGCTTTAGCGAGATCCACAAAGGACTTCTCGGAGTCGCCCAGTTGCTTGATGACACCCGGAACGAGATGCCCGTAACCGGCCTGCGTCAGGTGGTTGGTCACAGCTTCCCGGTTAAAGCTTGGGGTGCCGTCCGGGTTCGTGGTGATAGCGCCCTTCATGGCGTCGTCTAGCGCCTTCTGGGAGTTGAGTGTCTGCTGCTGCTGCTGGATCTGTAGACCCTTGGACTGCGCCTCCTGCTGCCCCGCCTGAATCTGCTGCTGAATAAGCGGCCCTTGCGCTTGCAGGTTCCGCAATTGCAGAATCTTGGCGTAGTTCTGCACCGGATCGGGTACAGGGTTGCTGCCGAGAATGATGGATGGATTTAGGGGCATGGCTTATGCTTCTTAGCGGCTTGGATACTCTTCTTGTCCCGTCGCTGGATTCCAGGTCGGCGTGTTGATATCTGGTTGGTTGCCGTAGCTGGATTGGTTGTATATGCTGGCCGCGTTCGCCACGCCATTTATGCCGCCAGAGAGAGCGTTCCCGATGCCGATAGACTGCGCCGCGCCCACATTCCCGACGTTCTGGGTGATATCGCTCGCGTTGTTGGCGTAATTCGCGCCAGCCTGCCCCGCCTGCTGTACGCCTGTCTGCCCGAGGCCAGCGAGAGAGAGCAGCGTATTTCGCTTGTTCCCCTGGTTCGCCTCGAAGGTGTTGAATGCGCGGTTATAGGCAGTGTTGTATGACGTGCCAGCGAGCCCCTGGCCGTACTGCTCGGCTGCCTTGGCTGCCGCTCCCCCGGTTATGCCGGTGGCCGCCTGGGAGCGCTGTAGCGCCTGCAATCCCTGTTGTAACTGGAACTGGTAGCCGGGATCATTTTGCAGGTTGCTTGAGTCGTAACTGAACCCCGCCGTAAGTGACGGGTCGCTGTTTAGTTGATTCAGCGCACCATAGCCGGTATTAAGATACGGCTGAATGTTGTTCTGTTGCCGGTCATACTCGCCCTGTTGCAGGTTAAGAGCGTTCTGCGCGGATTGATACTGCTTATCGGCCGCGCTATTGATCGCTCCCGCCTGAATGCCAGCCGATGCGATAGACGCGCCGGCCTGTGCTACTCCCCCGATATCACCCATAAGTTAGAGTTCCATCCCCAGGATCACTTGATCCTGTAAAATTCCATCTTTCATAACGCACTTCGTATTGAGTCCGATCCGCTGCAATCCGGCCCGCTCCGCGATCCGTAGCGCAAGCCGGTTACTCGCCCGAATGTTGCCGATGACCTTACGGCAAGGCGTAGTAGCTCGCAGCCACGCCAAGCCCTCTCGATACGCCCGAGTAGCCAATGGGCCCCAGCAGTGAGGCAGAAGCGCCGTATGGATCTCCCAGCAAACCGAGCTGCGCGGATGGATAGCGAATAGGCCCAAGATGTCGTCGCCTCTCTTCACCAGCACGTAACTAAAGTCCATCGGCGGCGTAAATCCAGAAACCGGGCCCGCTGTGTCGTCCGTGAGCCACGAATACAGCTTCGGGTGCGTCATGATCCGGCGAATTAGGGCAGGATCTAGGCACCATTCGAATGTCAGGTGATTGGTCCCCAAGTTGCCCAAGTTCCGGGCGTCCCGGCTGCCGTACAAACCCATCCGATAAAGCCGGCGCTCGCCGGCGCGCTATTCCAGACGATCTCGCCTACTACGTGCGCCCCAGTTGTCGGTGCGACGGCTGCACTAACCCGCACGACCTGCGTAAACCACTGCTGCCAAGCAAAGAATGGCGTGCCGTCCGGGCTCGCCAGCACCGTCTTATTCGGCGGCAGAGCAGAGTTGCTAATCACTCCGAAAGCTCCAGGAATGCGTTGGTGATGGCTACCGGGGTAGGTTCGGTATAAACGACCTCATACGCGCGCTGAATGAATGAGCCTTGCCGTAACCAGTAAACGCTCTGCGCGTATTGGCCGAGCGCCCCGCAGTTCACCGTCTGTTCGTTGCTCCAGTTGTGGCCGTTGTCATCCGAGAACCGCATCGAGATTTGCGCCTGCCTCGGATTGCCGCTGCCATCGAGCAATTGCGTCGTGCCGGTTTCTATTTGCAGCTCGAAGCGCCCGCAGAATATGCGCTGGTTGCGGTCATTGATGTAGCCCGAGCGACGAACGCGCCGGATTGCTGCCGCATTGTCGGTGTAGGCGTCCTGGGTCTGAATGTAAATGTTTCCGCTGGTGTCCCCGCCGCCCACAAAGTGAGCCCCGAACACTGAGTTATAGGCGTGGTAGCGCGCGAGCGGAGAAACGAATTGTGCTGTCAACTGATTCCACAAGCCCCGCTTGTGCCATTGCTTCTCGCCTATGTCGTAAACGAATGCTGGGCCGCCTTGCGTCGGAAAACTGATCTGATAAAACGTGTGTCCGTTTTCCTGATAGGCGAAGGCGACAGCGTCGGAAGTATTCCCGAATTCGGCCCATGCGGACTCTTGCGCGTATCCGCTGATGCGCTCGGCGGTGAGTCCGTTCATCCGATAGGCGACGTTTCCGCCGCGCGCATCCTGGCCGAGCCAGAAAAGAGTGTTGTCTACCGAAACGATGGACTGTTGGGCGGTCGTGCCGGTTTGGATGATGGCAGACTGATCACGGGTTAGCGGGAAATCGACGTTGCCGGAATCGACATACCCTTCGATGCGATAAACCCCGAAGAACCACAGCCGCCTATGATCCTCCGCTACCGCTACTATCTGATCTGGCTCGTCATTTTCGAGCGCAAAGTCGAGCGCATCCCATGCCGTGAAATCCCCGCTTCCGCTAATGAAGAATTCCTGAGATTCTGGCTTTACCGCAGTTCCAAATCCGTCCAAGAACGCAACGGAGGCGGCCCCTAACCATCCTGGGGCAGTGATGGGCGTTACTCCCCCACCAACTAATTCGTAGACGTACCCATTGTTGGTAGTCCCCCCGATGATCAGGAGTTCTGTTCCGTTGGAAAGTATCTGCCACGGCCGGAAAATTTCCGCTCCCGAAGATGAAAACCCTGCTTTTTCTGCTGCTTCATATACGCCTGGCGTGACTTCCTGAATTTCATAGAGCCGTGCGTCGTCATCCTCTCCCCCTATGAAAAACGTCCGCTGTCCGGAGGAGCTGAAGGATGCCGATTGCTCCAATGCTGTGTATGCACAGCGCATCCGGCCAGCGGGCATATTTGCCGCCAGCGTGGTCCCCGGCGTGTTGTAGTAATTGAAAAGGCTCTTACCGGGAATGGGCAGCCGCTCCGGGTAAAGGTTGATCGCATCGGCCGCAGACACGAATGGCGACTTAGCCGGGTAGGACTCTCCTACGAAGTCCTCAAACTGGATTCTTTTGCCGATTGCGGGCATCTAGCTAGGCCAAACTCCAGAAAGAAATTGAGCCTTAGTGATCCAGCCCGCGCCCTTGAGTCCAGGTACGCCCGGATCACACTGCATGGACATATCCGGGCTATTCAGCCGCTTCACTGCGCCCATAGCCTCGGCTGCATTCTTGATCGTGATTGCGCTGGGCGTCTGATTGAACGCCGGCGCCGCCTCAATCGCCAGATTCAGCATCAACGCGCGGAAGTAACCGGGAGGCAGGTTGCAATCGTCGGACAAATTCCCCACGGTCAACTGCTGCCAGTAGAAGAATTCCACCTGATTTACGCTGGTCGGTATGCCCCAAACCCAGATACGGGACGCGACATACGCGCCCTGGTCCTTGCCGCCCGTATCTG